CGATCCACATCTGCAGTTGCGTGTCTTCGCTGGTATTGGTCGGCGGCAAACCAAGGATGCTCTTGACCTCGTCCAGCGTGACGAGCGCATAGCTATCGGCCGGCGTCAGCACCTTGACCCAAACATCGGCCATCAGCGCGCCTCGTGAAACTGTTCAAACAGCGCGCGCAACTCCAGCAGCGGCGCCTTGCTGTTATCGGACATGACCGGCTGCGCCGTATAGGCCTCGCGGTCGATGCGCCATCCGACGATGGTTGGCCCGGTGGAACCCCGTTCGCCACGCGCGCCGGGAGCCCCGTCATCGCCCTTTGGCCCTGGCTTGCCGGGTTTGCCGGCCGAGGCGATGAGCTGCCAGCCGCTGCCCGGGCAGGCCCCTGGCGCGTCGTGGCGCGCAATGAAGCTCGAGCCACCGAGCGCGACGATGTCGAGCGCCGCGTAAGTTTCGCCATCGGCGAAGGTGCCGCGCACCGTTGGCATCGCGGCATCGCGGCCGGGCCGCGCCAGGCAGATCCAATCCGCATGCCCGGGCGCTTGTCCGGTGTCGCGGGTAGCCTGGAAGGCGCCGCCGGCATGGGCGACGACGGTGCCTGCGTAGTGGACGATGCCGGGTGTCCAGTCGCGCGCCACCGGCAGCGCCCCAGGCTTGCCCTGGGGACCGGGCTCACCGTCCTTGCCATCGAAGCCGGCGCGTCCCGCCGGCCCTGCCGGTCCGGTTTTGCCGGCTTCCCCGCGCTCGCCGGCCGGCCCGCGCTTGCCTTCTGGCCCCGGAATTCGCGCGAGCGCCCGCACCTCGATGAGCGCCCGCTGCGCGACCGCGAGACAGGTGCCCAGCCCGTCGAGCAGCGAATATCCCGGGCCGGGGATGGTCATGCTGCCAACATCCATGCAACAGCGGCGGCCTCGTCGTCGTCATGTTGCCCGGAACCAGTGCCCATGAGATTAGCGACCATGGCTGAACCTTTGCCGTGCGTACCGATGACTCCCGAGCCCACGGCGCCAGCTCGGAGCATCACAATCCCGGCGCCGATCCGGCCATGATTGCCGGCCGCCACCGCCTTGATTGACAGCCGCGCCGCACCAATGCCGGCCGATTCGGTGGCTGCAGCCGAAGGCTCGATCTGAACCGGCGTCGCGGCGCGGGCGCCAGCCACAACGCCATGCGCTTCGCCCTCGAGCCGCGGCAGAATGCCGTAACCGGAGCCCTCGACCGGGAGCGGCCGCTCTGGCGGATAGTAGCCACCGCTGCCGACCACAACGACCACCGGCACCGGCACGACACCAGCGAATGCCGCGGTGTCGCCGCCTTCGCCGGCCTCGAGCGAACCGATGATCTCGCCGGCCGATGCAACGACGCCGGTTGCCGCGAATACATCCGCCTGGTCCGTTGCGGCGAGCGTGCCGAGCGTTACGACCGTTGCGGCAAACGATGCAGTATCTGCCGACTCGGTCGCAGCCAGGGCGCCGGCAACCGAGACCAGCCCGGTAAAGGCAGCCGCGTCGGCGCCTTCCGTTGCGGCGAACGCGCCAATAAGTCCGACCAGTCCGGCGAACGCTGTGGTATCGGCCGCCTCGACCGCCGCCAAGGTGCCCACTGCCTCTTGCAGCGTTCCGACGATCGGGTGGCCGTGATTGGTATGGACCTTCCCACTACTCTGCTCAGTGGTGTGAACAACGCCCGCTTCTTCGTTCGCAATATGAGCGGTCATGTCGCGTGCGTGATCGTTGCCGAGGTCATGGTCACGGTTTGACCTACGCTGACCGTCGTACTGTTGAGATTGATATCAGCACCACTCGTGCCGCATGTAAGGTTGTTCACTTTGGTCGTGCCGCCGCCGTCCTTGATGCGCGCCACCGCCGCGGTGCCGGCATTGGTCGCGACGCCGGATTTTGGCGCCCCGGCCATGGTGATCACGCCACCCGATTCCGTGAAACTCGGATCCGACAACGTGATGGCCACGAGCGTAGTGGCAAACGACGCCGTACATATCTCGATGTAAGCAGGCGAAGCATTGGCGTCGATCTGCAATATCGTGGCAGCCATGCGCGCCGTCTTCGTCGCCGCATCATAGTTGACCGCCATTATGCCATCCCCAGACGGAAGGATGTGATCCGCACCGGGCCGTTCCGATAGATTCTGGTGGTGTTGAGCTTGATCACCGCATCGGATTTTTCATCACCGACATCACAAGAAAACACCTCGCTGCCGTCAGCGGCCAGGATGCGCGCGGACGCGGCATTGCCCTGTGCAAGTGCGGCGTCTTCCTCGGCGATCTTGTTGAACACCAGGTTGCCGGCATCGGCGGTATCGGCTGCGGGATGTGAGAGTCTGAGCACCGCGAGTGTTACTCCGTTATCCGCCGACAGTTCGATGGTGCCGCCATCCATCATCTTGCCAAGCTGATCGAGCATCGCGTTGCTCGCGGCTTCCGAAAGATTGACGATCACGGCTGCGGCTCGTCATAGATCGGCACGAGCGCGCCATTCTCGTCCCGCTCGATGCGCAACACCTTTGATGGGCGCTCGCTCGCGATCGGCTCCTGCAATTGGCGCGCCGCATTTGCGACTTGCCCGGCGAGCTCGGGCGGTAGCAAGATAGCGCCGTTGAGCCCATCCGCGACCATCTGCCGGACCTCGCCGCGCAACTCGGCGACGACTGCCCGCAACTCGGCGATCGTCGCTGCGGCCTGCGCCTCGATCAGCTCGCGCTGGCGCTGCCATTGCCCGCGCTCGATGGCGAGCGCCTCGGCAAGCGCCTCGCGCCAGGCATCAAGAAGCAGCGCGTCGTCGTCCGATCCGGTCGGCACTGGCAAATAGGCTTCTGACTTCTCGTGCAATGTCATCGCGGTTGCTCTTTTGCGGCGGCTTTGCGGGAGCCGGCGGCGCTGCGGGAGGCGGCGGCGCCGCCGGCGCAGGTGGGATCTTCCCGACTTGGCTCAGCGGGACGACCTGCTGCTGGACACGCGGCTCGTCGCCAAACTCGACGCGGTCGAGTCCTTCGAGGTTGCGCGCTTCGTTCGGTGCGAAGATGCCGCCTTGCACGCCCTGCGCCAGCGCTTCGATGCGATCCTTCATCGCCGAGCGTAGCAGCGCGTCGGTGTCGAATTCCACGTATTCGTCGGGCTGGCCTTTGAGATCGAACAGCAGGCCGATCGATTCCTCGATATGATTGAGCGCGAAGCCAAGACCCGATGATTTCCAACTCTGCATCAACAATTCGGTCGACGAGAAGGTCGAGCCGCCGAGGCCGAGGATTTGCAACGGAATGCGAAACGCGAGCGCAATATGCTCGTTCGACAGCTTCATCATCTCGGCGGTAGCGGCATCCTTGCCGCTCACCGCCCACGGCTGAACTTTCAATCCAGCGGTGAGGATTGGCGTGCCGCCCTGGTGCAGACCCTTGGCCTGCTCGTTCCAGCGGTCGCGCAGCGCCTGGAGCTGGTCCTTGTCGAGCGTGAGATCGGTTGAGAGCACCGCCGATGGCCGCGCCTCGTTGAGGTAATATCCCAGTTGCTGTCGCGCGATCGCGCTGTTGACACCGATATCGCTATAGGCCGCGACGATTGGGCTCTCGCCGATCAGTGGCACCGGCCAGCGATGCCGCACCGTGTGGAGCCGAATGTGCAGCACGTCGCGTTGCGGCACGATCAGCGGCTCGCCTCCGAGTCGTTTATCAATCACCTGGTTGCCGTGCAACTGGTAGAAAATCTCGCCATTGCTGGCGAGCCGCGGATGCGACATCAGCGGGTCCATCAGATGCAGTTCGTCGATCTCGAATCGCGAATTGCGCAGCGCGAGCGCATAGGTGTTGCCCTCGAGGTAGAGCGATCGCGTTGCGTTCAGCAGAAAGTCCGAGATTGACTGATAGTCATTCGGGTGGCGCAGCAAACGCGAGAGCGACGATGACTTGACGCGCTCGCGTCCGCCTTTGCCATTGAGCCGCCAATGATCGCCCGGACACATGGCCACGGTCTGGGCGTAGGCCGAGACGCAGGCCTCGACCATGGCCGATTGGGTGCCGAGGCTGGTCGGCGTGTAACCCTGCTGCCACCAGTTGTCGGCAACACCGGCGGGCAACCACCCGCCGGTGACTGGTAGATAAAAAGGGCCTGGCCGGTAATCGCCTTCGCCTTTGCCGATGAGCTGGCCCGCGACGCGGGCCAGAAACCCGCGAACGTTCATGACGACGGGTTCGCAGTCCTCGTTTGATAATTGCCGCGTTTGCCGGCCTCGGCCTGCTTGGTCTGCGCCTCATTCGGGTCCGGGCTGCCGTCAGGCTCGTGCTCGAGGACGTGGACGCCCATCGCGGCCATGTCATTCTCTTCCTGCGTCGGCGTCGGCTTGGTTGCACCAGCCGTTTTGGCCTGCTGCTCGTTTGCCTTGTCGCGTGCCGCGCGCTCGTCGGCGAGCTTCTTTTTCGCGGCCGCCATATGTTCGGTATCAACCACGGTGAACCTCCTTTATGTTGTTGGAACTACCAAGTGACGCCCGTCAGCCACGCGATCGTGCCAGTGCGGCGGATCGCCCAGGTCAACGGCAGGATCAGCCGCAAGGCCAGCATGTCGGTCTGGAACATCGACTTGACCGGAGCAGCGACCACGTTCGGCGAGCCCGACGTGCTGATATCGAGCGGCGTCGTGTCCTCGAAATGCAACGTGGCCTGATCGCTGATCTCGAACCTCGGCCCGTCGCCGGTGACGCTAACGAAGTCGGCGGCGTCAATGACGATGACGGTGCCCGCGGGCACCGTGCCGGACTGGATGAATGGCCAGCCGCCGAGGCGGCCTTGGCCGATCTCGTCGCGGTACGGGAACACGCCTGCACCGGTAGCGATGGCGAACGATGCGCTGTTGACCTGTTGCGGGTTAAGCAACCAAACCGGCTTGCGCACGTTGCCGAGCGTCCCAGTCAGCAGAGCTCCCGACAGTTGCTTGATATCGCCGGTGAGCGCGGTGAAGCCGCCGCCAGCGGTCGGCGTCAATCCGGCGACGCCGTTAAGGATGCCGGCGGGTCGAACCGTCGTCGCCGGGTTGGCGTCGAGCAGGACGGCGTCGGTCGCGACCGAGGTGTCGTAGACGATGGCATCACGCAACAGTCCCTCGATCGCCGGGATCGAATGATCGTTGAGTTCCCGGGTCCAGGTGGTGATGACCGCCATTTTCATCGGCGTTAGGGAGATCGAGGTGAATGCTCCCTGGCGAACTGGAATTGGCAACCCTTCGCCAACGAACGACCCGGCTATCGTTGGCGTCCGCGACCGCGTCGGGATGATCAATTTTGCATTGCGGCCGAAACTCAACGACATACCCATTCCCGACAGAGGCCCGAATACCGAGGCCGCCATCAATATCTCCATGAAGTCGACATTGACTTGAACCGCCAACTCCTTCGCCCATCCGGTGACCGTGGTCATGGCCGCGGCCGAGGCCGCCTTGGTCTGCCAGTCGACCACGGCCTTGAGCGGTTCGTCGTCGCCAAAGATGGCACGGGTAACCTCCTGCACCGGCTTTCGTTCGTGATGGGCCAGCAGGCTCAAGGCACCGGCACGGCAAAACAGGCCGATCGGATCGAGCTTTTTCCGTTCGAGGCCGAACGGTCTCGCTGGCAGTTGCGCTGCGCTATAGCCGCCATTGCCATTGCCCTTGCTCGTCACCGCCGATCGGCCGCCGTCGTCGCTGGTCACGGCGAGATTGCGCTCGCTATCACGCAGCGTCGCCAGGATTTCCTTGTCGTGTGCAATCTCGGCGTTTGCCTTTTGCACCGTCTCGAGCAGATCGTTGGGATAGTCGCCGTCGCCGACGGCATCGTGCAGCGCATCGAGCTTGCCGGTTTTTTCGAGAATCAGATTTTCTCTCTCTTTGATCTTCTGAGCGAGCGACATGGTCGCGCCCTTTCTTGAATGTGATGACGTCACGGCATGCCCGCCGGTGAGCCCGCGCCGCGCGATCCCGCGTCCTTTGCCTTTCCCGGCGAAAACGAGATCGATGGTGGTGGGCGAAATCTTGAGCGACTTTGCGATGGCCAGCGCATTCGGGTTTGCCGGCACCGAGACCAAGCTGGTCTCGACCAATTCAGCCTTGGTGAAGAACACGCCGTAATCGGATTCCGGCCGCGGCTTGGATTCCTTTGGGCGGAAGCCGACGCTGACGGCGCGCAGAATGCCGGCGTCGATCAGCTTGCGAATTTCATCGATGCGATCGCTGGTGCCGGCCGGCGCGAGCTCGAGGTGACCGCGCAACTGCTTGTCGACGACGCGAACGCGCGTCCACTTGCCGATCGGCGCGTTGCTGTTGTGATTGAACAACGCAATCGGGTTTTTCTGGAACGACGCCAGATCCCAGGAATCCGCCATGATGACATCGTCCATGCGGTCGGGCGTTTCGTCCGACAACACGAACTCCAACCCGTTGACCTGGCCGGCGTGGGTCTTGAAGCAAATGTCCTTGGCAGCGCCCTTGTCCTCGTCCCAAGCATCCTCCCAGATCAATTGGCAGACATCCTGGTCGCCGAGCTCGTCGCCGCAACGGCTCATGAAATCGA